GGCGTTGGCACTGGTAATAACGGAGGATCAGGTGGTGCATTAAATGCAGCAGGATCTCAATATATTGTTCCCAGTGGTGTAGCAGGAATAAATTCTGCTCCAGGCGGTCAAGCAGGAGGTTATGGTAACGGTTCAGCTAGTGAAGACCAAAGATCAGGCGGTGGCGGCGGTGGAGGCCGTATACTTCCAGGCGTAATTGTTTCTGGAGTTAACTCGTTCTTTGTAGCCCCAGGTGTTGGAGGTAACGCTGGTTCAAACGGTGGCTCTGGTGGTAATACAGGTAAAGCTGGTGGTGGTGGTGGCTGGGGTGCTGCTGGTGGTAAAGGTTACCGAGGAACTTTTGCTTCTGCGAGTCACCAATGTCAGGGCGGTGCAGGAGGCAAGGCTATAGAAGATAGCGGAAACTCATACACTCTAAATAATAGTGGTACAATTTACGGAGCAACAACATAATGGCTTTAGTTCCTATAAAATTACCAGCAGGATTTTACAGAAACGGCACTGAGTTTGAGGCTAGTAACCGATGGCGTGACGGTAGTCTTGTTCGTTGGCTTGACGGTAGTTTAAAACCAATAGGTGGTTGGACAACACGGAAAGCGGCTTTTGCAAATAATCCTGTCAGGGGTATGCACTCATGGCAAGCAAATGACGGCACAGCTTGGCTTGCTGGTGGATCACATGATCAGTTAATAGCAATGACAGGTGCAGGGATTTGTTATGATTTAACGCCAGATGATTTAGCGGCTGGACGTGAAGATGCGGCAGTAAATACTGGTTATGGTTTTGGGTTTTATGGTACTGGTTATTATGGTCAGCCAAGAGCGGTTACAACCGATAGTGTTCCGCAAGAAGCTACAACTTGGCAGCTCGATAATTTTGGTCAAAACTTAGTAGCCTTACATCAAGATGATGGACGTATTTTTGAGTGGAACTTAACAACAACTGTTGGCGCTGAGTTAGTTACTAATGGTGCATTTGCATCTGACGCTAACTGGAATAAAGGAACTAATTGGTCAATCTCTGGTGGTGTTGCTGAGTATGCTCAATACAAGCCTTCGTTTGATGCGAATAATACAACTATTGTTGATGTGGCAAATGATACGATTACAATTAATGGTCACAATTTTGTTAACAATGATGAAGTTACTTATGTTGTTCCAAGTGGGCAAGTAGCTATAGATGGGCTAACAAGTGGAACTAATTATTTTATAGTTTCTGCAACAACAAACACTTTTAAGTTATCTGCAACAAGTGGTGGCTCTGCCATAAATATCTCAGCAAACAAGCAAGTTACTTTTGATGCTGACAATAATTCTGTAAAAGACACAACAAACAATAAAATTGTTGTATCAAATACATTTACTAATGGTGATGAAGTTAGTTATTCTAATGGCTCTGGAACAGATATTGGTGGCTTAGTAAACAACCAAAATTATTTTATTGTGAATGCTTCAAGTTCAGAGTTTCAACTAGCGGCTACTTCTGGGGGTAGTGCTATTGATTTAACGGCTGATTTAAATGTTGCGTTTGATCCAAACGGTATTTCTACTAGTCCAACTTCAGTAACGGTAACGGTTGCTAACGTAGGCGGTGTTAACAAATTTCATTTTGATGGTGTTACTGCGCCAGCTATAACTTTAATAAGAGGCACAACTTATACTTTTGATCTAAGCGACAACTCTAATAGTGGTCATCCGTTAGTATTTGCAAATGGTGGTTCAAGCTATACCACAGGAATTACCACAACAGGAACGGCAGGAACGTCAGGCGCAAGTGTAACCTTTGCAGTACCAGCAAATGCTCCTGCAACTGGTTTGACATATCTGTGTTCAATTCATGGTGCTGGTATGGGTAATAGCATTACAACTGTAGCTGTTGGTGGTGGGCCTATAGATTATAGTACGGAAACAATAACTATAAATAATCATGGGTTATCAAATGGTAACGAAGTAACCTACTCTAACGGTGGCGGCACAAATATAGGTGGTTTAACAACAGGAACAAATTATTTTGTAATATCGGCAACAACGAATACATTTAAGTTGTCGGCTACATCTGGCGGTTCTGCAATCAACCTAACGGACGCTGGTGGATCGTTAGGAACAAATCATTCTTTTGATTTAGATATTGGGTCAAGCCATGTTCTTAGACAGGACATTGGTTCTACGCACCAATTACAAAGAGTTAACTTTGGTAATTTAGATCAAACAGCAAGCGGTTTAGTTGCAACGCCTGATGCTCAAGACAGCTATGATGTCACTGTAGACTTAATTGATCCAAACGATGACAGTAATACTGCAACTGTGCCTAACGTCAAAATTAAAGTAACTGGTACAACAAGCACAACAGTTCTTGTTCATGAAACATTAGCCGTTGGCTCAAATATATTTAGATTTGGCGCAGATGATACGGCTGTGAAAATAGAAATAATACCGCAAGCTTACAACACGCCTAATTTTGACATTGATAACATTTCTTTAAGAAAAAAGACGGTTGCTGAACCAATAGCAAACGCACCTATAAACAATAAAGGAATAGTTGTTACAGAGGAGCGATTTATTTTTGCATTAGGCGCTGGTGGCAATAGTCGTAAAGTGCAGTGGTGTGATAAAGAAAACAACACGCAGTGGACACCAGCCGCAACGAATGAGGCAGGAGATATAGAGCTTGCCACAAGTGGTCAGATTATGTGCGGTGTTAGGACAAGAGGCGTTACGTTAATCATTACTGATACAGATGCTCACATGGCACAGTACATTGCTCCACCTTATGTTTACTCTTTTCAGCGTGTAGGAACCAACTGTGGAGCAGTATCGAGATTAAGTGCGGTAGCAACTGATCAAGGTGCATTTTGGTATGGTCAAGAGAATTTTCATTACTTCGATGGTAACAGCGTACAGACACTAAATTGCGATGTTCAAGATTATGTATTTAATGATTTTAACCAAGCTCAACAATCAAAAGTGTGGGGAATGGTTAATGGCGCAAACAACGAAATTTGGTGGTTTTATTGTTCTGCTAATTCTACAGAAATAGACCGTTATGTTGCGTATGATTTTAAAGATAATCATTGGCTTATTGGTAATCTATCAAGAACATCTGGTGTAAGCCGTGGTGTTTTTGCATATCCATTTATGGCTAAACACGGCACAAAGACAGATATAATGAACCATGAGATAGGTTTTAATTATGAAGGTTCTTCTATTTTTTGCGAAACAGGGCCAGTAAGTATTGGCAACGGTGATCAGGTTGCAAAAGTCACTGAGGTTATAACTGATGAAAAAACGCAGGGTGATGTAGATTTAAAATTTAAAACTAAGTTTAATCCTAACGACACTGAAAGGACTTTTGGTCCATTCAATCCTAGCAACCCTACTTCTTTGCGTTTTACTGGTAGACAGTTAAAAATGCGTGTTGAGGGGGATCAAGCTACAGATTGGCGTGTTGGTGTAATGAGATTGGAAGTTAAAGCAGGGGGTAGGCGATAATGCCAGTAACACCACCAATTTTAGGCGAAGATGTAAGGCAGTGGGGTAGACAACTAAATCTGTTTCTAAGCAGAAACTTAGGTAAGTTATATTTTAAAACAAGTGATGATAATCCTAGCGAGAACGGTATATTTTTGTGGGATGACGATAAAAATTATCCTGTTGTGTCGGCGCAAAACGCTTTTAAGCAAGTTGCTATGAAACAAACTACACCTAGCTCTAGTGTTGGTGCGGTTGGTGATGGGGCTGGCATGATAGCTTGGGATACTAATTATATTTATATTTGTACGGCTGCACATGATGGCAGTACAGCAATTTGGAAAAGGGTAGCATTGTCTACATACTAGATGGCTAAAGATATTGTTGTAAATGAAATAGAAAGATGTAGGCCCTGGATAGAGGCTGCATTAAAGTATTCAGGTGGTACTCACAGTTTTGAAGATATAGCGTTAGGTATAAAAGAAGCTCGTATGCAGTTATGGCCTAGTCCAAGGGGGTGCATTGTCACAGAAATTGTGGTATACCCTCAAAAAAAGTATCTTAATGTGTTTTTAGCTGGTGGTGATTTAGATCAAATATTAGATATGGATAAAGATGTAAAAGCTTGGAGTATTGATCAAGGATGCGATGCGGCAATGATGTCAGGCAGAATTGGCTGGAAAAAACCATTAAAAGCGTTAGGATGGGAAGTATTACAAACGCACTTTGTAAAGGAATTTTAAAATGTCAGGTGGTACAAATCAACAAAGAGTAACCTTACCTAAATTTTTTGAAACAGCATTGCAACAACAAGTTGGTATGGCAGGGGATGCTTCGGAAGCTGGGTATGTTCCTTATTATGGGCCAGATGTAGCGGCATTTAGCCCCATGCAAGAAGCATCATTTCAAAGCACAGATATGATGGCAGACGCTTTTGGTATGCCTACAACGCAAGGGCAACAGTATATGCCAGAAGCGCAAAATTTTGGTGGTGCGATGGGTTATTCATCAGCACCGATTTATGAAGGCTCAGTCAACGAATTGCAAACAAGAAGGCCAGGTCAGGCACAAAGAATAGAAGGATTTACTGTTGATCCTGTAAGTGGGCAACCAGGTCAATTTGCACCTTCAATGCAACCAGTAGCGTTAGAAATGACTGCTGCACAGAAAAGAGGGAAGTAATATGGCAGGCGGCGCAAATCCAATGATGGCTCAACCAGCAATGAACCCTTTTCAAAGGGCCAGCCAAGCGAACCAAATGGCGATGGGAACATATGCAAATCCAGCAGCAAGGGCGGCATCTATGATGAACCCTTACAATCAACAAGTTGTAGATACAACTTTAAGGGATGTAGGAAATGCGGCTCTGATGGGGCAAAATCAATTAGATGCTCAAGCGCAAGCGGCAGGAGCTTTTGGTGGGTCTAGGCATGGGATAGCGCAAGCAGAAGCACTTAAAGGTTATCAACAACAAGCATTAGATAAAGTTGGGGCATTACGTCAACAAGGATACAACACTGCAATGAACAATGCTTTTACAAGCGCTTCTGGGCTTCAGAATGTAGGGCAACAAGCTTTTAATATGGGTCAGGCAGTACAACAGCAACAAGCGCGTCAGGGGGCGTTACAACAAGCCGCAATGCAATCATTGATAGATGCTGGGCGAAAACAGTTTGCTGGTTATGCAGGGCAACCAACGCAAGCGATGAACGCTTTTGCACAAGGGCTAACAGGTGTGCAACGTGTGCCTATGGGTGGTGAGCAAAGTTATATGAACCCTGGTTTGCTAAATTATATGCAAGCTTTTGGTATGATGGGCTAATGCAAAGAAATGAGATAGAAGAATTAGCACGTAGGGCGGCATCTCAATATGGGATACCCTTAAACACTTTTCTTCGTCTAATACAGCAAGAAAGTAATTTTAATCCTGATGCTGTTTCTCCAAAAGGTGCTATAGGATTAACTCAATTATTACCTTCTACAGCACAAGAGTTAGGTGTTAATCCTAGAGACATTAGAGAAAATATATTTGGTGGTGCGCAATATTTACGGCAAATGATGGATAGATACCCAGGCAATATGCCTTTTGCTTTAGCGGCTTACAACGCTGGGATGGGTAACGTAGATAAATACGGAGGCATACCCCCATTTAAAGAAACGCAAAATTATGTTAGAAATATACTAGGAACGTATCAAGAGCCAAGGAATAAAAACATGAGCTTAAATCCACTGACAAATTTGCCTATGATGCAAAGAATGAGACAACGAGATCCTATTACTGGATTGACAGGATTTGGCAATATTGCACAAGCTTTAGATGCGTTACTGCCACAAGAGCAACGCATGGGGCAAGCTATAAGAGACAAGGGCGCTAGACAAGTAGCTCTATCTAACAGAAACACAACGGCAGACCAACTTGAAAAATTACCTGGCGGTAAACCTTACGCTGATATGATAAGGCGAGGCGCAGATCCAACGCAAATGTTTACAGAATATCAAAAAGCGGCAAGAGAAGGTGGTCTAGTGCCTGGCACTCTTAGCAAAACGCAATACGATATGATCCAAAAAACAAACAAAGATTTAAATAGTCTTGATGCTATAAAAGCGTTGAATGAGGCAAGATCAGGTTATGAGACAATGCTTTATGCTTTCGATAATCCTGGTGGCGTTAGTGACTATGCGTTAACTATTGCTTTTGCAAAAATTCTTGATCCTGGTTCTGTTGTTAGAGACAGTGAGCAAGCTGCGATTGCAAATACAGGCGGTCAAGTAAAAAGTATAATCCAACGGTTTAGAAACGCCACAGAAGGCGGTCAATCATTGCCTACTCCTGTTCGGGAAGAAATATTTGCAATAGCTAATAATGCTTACGGCAAAACTAGAGCCGAAGCTATATCGGCGAGAGAACAAGTTGTGAATTTAGCAAAAGCAGCAGGGATTGATGAGCAATATTTGACGTCAATCAATGCGCCAGAAGCTAGAGATGTAGAGAGTATTTTTACAAGTCCTGACGAACCTGTAATAGACAAACCAGATGATTTACCACCTGTGCCAGCACCAATAAGAGAAAGAAGTGCTAATTTTACAGAGGCAACAAATATTTGGATAACAATTTGGAACGGTTTAACACCAGAAGAAAAAATTGAGTATGCTAGGACAGGGGAAATACCAGGATGAGTACAAATTGGGATAAATTAGTTTCCGACGCAAAGGGTAATATTGTCTCTACCGAGGTTCCTAAACAAAAAACACGAACTTTTTTACAAGGTTTGACTTTTCAATCTGCTGATGAGGTAGAAGCTTTTTTTAGAAGTATGGTAAACGATAAAGGTTATGAGGAAACTTTAAAAGAAATACAACAATCTATTAAAGATTATCAAGCGGCATATCCAGGCGAAAGTTTAGTTTATGAAGCTGGAGGTGCAGTTGCTCCTGTCGTAGCTGCTGTCGCTGCATCACCCTTTACAGGCGGTAGTTCAGGTGTTGCTGCTACTGCTGCTTCTAGGCCACTTATAAGTGCAATAGCTAAAGGTTTAGGTTTTAAAAACCCAAGCTCGTTTTTACAAATGCTAGGTATAGGTGGAGTGCAAGGCGGTGTTACAGGCTATATGGGTTCTGAAGGTGACATGATTGATCGTGCTACTGGTGGGGCTACAGGTACGGCTATAGGCGTAGGAACGGCTGGCGCAGTCGATGTGGCTGGCAGATTGTTAAAACCTTTGACGTTAGGTTTTTATGATTTTTTAAGAGTTAAGCTTGGTAATAATGTAGGTGGTCAAGTCGAGGCAGTTATTCAACAAAACGCACGAGATGCAGGGTTGACAGAAGATGAAGCCGTACAAATGGTTTTAGACGGTAAAATACTTGCGGATAATGTAACTATAAGAGAAATGGCTAAAGGTTACATGAAAAGCCCACAAGCAAATGCTGTATTTAAAACAGAATTGCCAGCAAGAACAAAAACGGCTCAAACCGCAGTTACAACTGAAGCGTCAGAAATATTAGGTGGCGGTGTTAATCAAAACTTACTTAAAAAACAATTTGCAAAATTTGATGCAATGAAAGACGAAATTTCAGGTTTGTATAGTAAGGGTTTTGCGCAAGGAGCTTTACCTGATCAGTTTAGAAACGAATTAAGGTCAATTTTACAAAGATCAAAAAGAGCAACGCAAGGGTTTCAAGGATTTGATATTATTGCAGAAGCTAGAGAAAAAACTAAATTTTTCAGTGTAGATAAAGATGGCGTTGTTACAATAGACCGTATGCCAACAATAGAAGAAGCAGAATTATTAAGAAGAACTATTGCTGAAAGTGTAGATAATCTTGCAGAAAAAACAAACTTTCAAACAGCTAGTCAAGCTGTTGGAACAGTTGAAAAAGATTTAAGAGCGATCATAGATGGTGTTAGTGACGCAACTAAAAATGCAAGAGCAAAATATAGTTCTTTGATGGATCAAGATAGTGCGTTTAAATTAGGTCAAAAAATTTGGAAAACAGGTAAACTTGACGCTGATCTAATTGATATTGAAATGGACACATTAGAGTTACTTAATAATCCAGAAGCTATCGCGGCATTTAAAATGGGTGTGCTGCGTAAGTTACGCCCTCAATTACAAGACAGCCCAACGTCATACATTAAAAGAATAACAGATGATGATAGAGCAGAGAATAAAGCATTAAGAAGAGTGTTTGGTGCAGATAAATTTGAAGAATTTTTGCGAACAGCAGATTTTGCAAAACTTGCGCAAGAAACATTAAATGAATTAACAGGTGGTTCAGACACAGCAGCTAAATTAGGTGCGTCACAGCAACAAGCTAACATTATCGGATTTGGTGATTTTAATTTGCAAGGTCTTTTCCAATTAGGAATGAAAATATTAAACAGAAATATGCCAGGTTTAACAGAGCCACAAAAAAGGCAAGTTGCTGAAATATTAACAAGCCAAGACCCAGCTTTTATAAGGTCTATATTAAATGATAGAAGTGGCGCAAGACGTCTGCAAAACTTTTTAGAAAAAACTGCAAGCACTATAAATTTAGGTGCAACTAGGGGCAGTGTTTACGGTTTAACAAGTGACCCATCATCAACTATGCAAAGTGCTTTTGACCCAGAAATTAGAAGGCAAAATATAGACGATTTAAGATTTAGAGGCGGTCTGTTGTCAGAAAACTTAGGATTTGTAAGATAAGGAAACTAAAATGCGATTAGAACCACTAGATCAAACGCAAATAGAAAGTATAGTTTCCAAAGCAATACAGGACGCTGTAGATTTTATAGATGATGAAATAGAGCCACAAAGAATTAAGGCGCAACGCTATTACGATGCACAGGTTGATATAGGCCATGAAGAAGGGCGCAGTAGTTGTGTATCAACTAAATGTCGTGAAGTTGTAAGGGGTTTAAAACCCTCTATTCAAAGAATTTTCTTGACAAGCGAAAAGCCAGTAGAATTTGTGCCAAGAGGCCCAGAGGATGTGCAAGCTGCTGAACAAGCTACATCATTTATTTCTTATAAATTTCAACAACATAACGGATATCGTGTGTTAAATGACGTGTTCCAAGATGCAATGGTTAAGAAAACTGGGATAGCCTACGTCTATTATAATGAGGAGATGGAAACAGAGATACACACATACACTAATTTATCTGACGATGAATTTGCCGTTATTGTAGAAGATGACAATGTTGAAGTTATAGAGCATGAGATGCGGTCCAGTATGTCTGTAGACGAAGCTGGCGTAGAAATTGACACACCAGAGCATGACGTTAAAATTGCTAGATCAATACCTCATGGCGATATTTGTATTGAAAGCATACCCCCAGAAGATTTTTTTATAGATAGAAATGCTCGTAGCATAGAGGATTATTATATTTGCGGTCATAGCAGTGAAAAGCGTGTCGCTGATTTGTTAGCTCTTGGATACAGTCTAGACGATTTACAAGGTCTGGAAAATGACGATTATAGCTCTGTAGATGACGAAGTAGAGTTCGAGCGAAGAGGATACACAACAGACGAAAGTGATGATGAAAACATATCTGCTTCTTCTAAAAAAATAACAGTAACAACAGCGTTTATGATGCTTGACGTAGAAGGCACAGGTCAACCCAAACTTTATCAATTTTTATGCGCTGGTGGTTTATATAAACTTTTAGATTTTTCTGAGGCAGATTGCGCACCTTACGCTATTTTTGAGTGTGATCCAGAAAGCCATGCGTTTTTTGGAACGTCATTAGTTGATTTAGTTCTGCATGATCAGGATGCGGCAACGGCAATGTTAAGAGGTGTTTTAGATAATGTAGCACTGACAAACAATCCAGGTTTGCAAGTGGTTGACGGACAAGCTGCAATAGATGATTTGCTTAACAATGAAATAGGACGCATTGTGCGAGTTAAATCGCCAAATGCAATTACAGAAATGGCGGTTCCTTTTACAGCAGGGGCTACATTGCCAGCTTTACAATACTTTGATCAGTTAGTTGATAATAAAACTGGCGTGTCAAAAATGGCGCAAGGTCTTGATCCAGATGTACTAAGATCATCTACAGCAACAGCTATAGCGGCATCACAAGAAGGTCAAACAGGTCAAGCAGAAGTTATTGCTAGAAATTTTGCAGAAGGTGGCATGAAACAAATGTTTAAACTCATGCTAGACCTTATGATTAAAAATGTAGATGAAGAGCAGATGATGCGTTTAAACGGTCAGTTTGTGCCAATAGATGTGCAAGCCTGGAACGCAGACATGGATTTGATTTGTAATGTCGGTATAGGCACAGGACGAGAAAATGAACGTGCTGCCGCATTGCAACAAGCATTAAGCATACAGCAGCAAATATACCAGGGTTATGGGCCTAACAATGGCTTGGTAACATTAACACAGATACGAAACACACTAGCTGATTTGCTTGCTGTTGGTGGTATAAGAAACGCAGACCGTTATTTTATGCCTATGACTATGGAAGTAGAAGAGCAAATGATGGCGATGGCCCAACAACAACAAATGGCTATGGCGCAACAACAGCAAGATCCTAACGCTGCATATTTACAAGCTGAAGCAATTAAAGCGCAAACAGGCGCACAAGTTTCTATGCAAAAAGCGGCAATGGATAATCAATACAAAATGCACAAATTAGCTATGGACGATGATTTGGCTAGGGATAAAATGATCCAAGACTTAGCCGTTGCCGTAGCTGAACAATTAGGCAAGTATGGTACAGCCGTTGACGTAGAGGAAGTGAAACAAGAACAAGCGACTGTACGAGAGCATAATGCTCAAATGATGAATGGAATGAATAGTGGATATTGAACAGAAAGCAAAAAGATCATACGCATTGTTAAAAAATGATTGGTTCATTGAAACTATACAGAATTTGCGAGAAGAGCAAAAAACTATTTTCGCAAATAGTAGTGCCGAAGAGGTAGAAAAACGTGAGGATGCTCATGCTATCTTGAGGGCGTTAAATGCAATAGAAGTGTCATTAAAGGCTGATGTAGATAGCTTGACACTGTTAGAAAAGAAGGGAAAGCACCTTGGATAACGAGACTAACCCAATCAACGGCAATGATCTAGGTTCGGTTGCCGAAGGCTTGATTATGGAAACACCTAAAAATCCTGAACCTGAAGCAAAAGAAGTTGTAGAGGCAACTGAGGACACTCAGACCGAAGCAATAGAAGATGCTGAAGTAGTAGAGGATGTCGATGATGTATCGGACATTGATGAAGAAATAACCGATATTGAGGATATTGAGATTGAAGAAACTGAAGTTCAGCAAGAACCAGAGCGATACGCTGTTAAAGTAGATGGTGAAGAGCGACAAGTTACCTTAGATGAACTCAAACAGGATTATTCAGGGCAAAAGTATATCCAAAAGGGTATGGCTGAAAACGCTGCAACAAGAAAAGAACTTGAAGCAGAAAGTCAGAAACTTACCCAACAACGCCAAGTAGTTATGCAAATGGCGCAACAAATGCAAAGTGGCGGTATGCCACAAGTGCCTGAGTATCCGTCAGAGGAACTGAGAACCAGTGACCCTCTTGGATTTTCTCATGCAGTTGAAGATTATCGCCGTGCAGTAGAAAAACAGCAAGAGTGGAAACAAAAAGTTCAGTACATTGCTGAACAGGAACAACTTGCAATTCAACAAGAAGAACAAAACTTTTTAAGTCAACAGGCTGCGAGAGTTGCTGAATGGTTGCCAGAGTTTAAAAACGATGAAAAACGCAAGTTGTTTGTAACTAATCTTAAAGACAAATCCGCAGAATTTTACGGATTGACAGAAGAACAATTTAGAACTGTTAAAACGTCTGAAGAGATTATGATATTAAATGACGCTCTTAAATGGAAACAACTACAGAAAAACAAAGCTAATGCTACTAAAAAAGCAGAAGGTGCGAGAACAACTGTAGTAAAACCATCAGCTAGAAAAACTGCTGTCACTAGCAAAGCGACACGAGCAAAAACTGCAAAAGCAAACATGAACAAGACAGGAAGCATCGACAGTGTTGCTGACTTTCTTTTATCGTAAACTTTTGTCTAGGAGACTAAATTATGGCTGTAACAGCTAATACAAACGAGACTTACGATGTTACGACAATTCGTGAGGATCTCAGTGAGGCAATGGCCTCTATAACCCCAACAGAGACAATTTTGATGTCCTCTATTGGAACACGCAACGTCGACAACACGTTCTTCGAGTGGAGTGAAGTTGATCTTGCTGCAACTAGCGCGAACAGACAGATAGAGGGCGATGTCGGACTTTCCAATACAGCCCCCACAAATGCTGTTCGTAAAGGAGCGCATACTCAAATTTCTGCAAAGGTTGTCGAAGTTTCTTCAACAAACCAGGCAGTTAATGGAGTAGCAAATGCCCAAACTGTTGCTAAACAGGTTGCTTATAAACTTAGCGAGCTAAAGCGTGACATGGAGGCAATGCTTCTTGATAACGTAGCCTCAAACGCAGGGGCTTCTGGTACTGCTAGGGCAACTGCTGGTTTACCAGCATACCTAACCACAAACGTTTCTCGTGGCTCTGGTGGTGCTAACGGTACAACTTCAGGCACAGGCGAAGCTGGGTTTGTAAATGCAGCGGCTACTGACGGAACTTTGCGACCAATTACAGAAGCACTTCTCAAAGGAGTAATAGCTGATTGTTGGAACGCAGGGGCTACACCTAAAATTGTCATGTGTGGTTCAGCGCAGAAGCAAAAAATCTCAACTTTTACTGGTAACGCAACACGCTTTAAAGAAGCAGAAGATAGCAAGCTAAATGCAGCTATTGATGTGTACATCAGTGATTTTGGTGAAGTACAAATTGTACCTAATCGTCATATGCGTGTCAGAACAGTGTCAAGTGTAGATTATACACCTGATGTTCTTGTTCTTGATCCATCATATGCAGAGGTTGCTTACTTGCAGACTGCTAAACAAGAACCCTTAGCCAAAACTGGTCTGTCAGAGCGCAGATTAATTTCCTGCGAATATGGCTTACAGGTAACTTCGCAGAAAGCCCATGGGATCGTGGCAGATATCAACGCATCATAAAATTAGGTGGGGCAGCAATGCCCCATCCGTAAGGAGGATATTATGAAAATTAAAATTACAACTGACAGGCGACCTTTTGTAAACGGTGTTGCTGCAAATGAAGGCGAAGAAGTAGAAGTTGACGCTGAAGAAGGTGCAATTTTATTGCAAGCAGGCTTTGCATTAGAGATTGGAGCATCTAAACCTAAAAGAGCAAGAAACGCTAAAGGACAGGTTCTAAGCGATGATCCATCTACACCTAATGTCAACGAAGCTTGGGAGGACGGAAAAGGCCCTGCTAAAAAAACGAAGAAAAAGAAAGCCAAAAAATGAGTGTACAAACAAAATATTTTGATGAGGACGGAAAGATTGTAATTAACCGCAGTCAGGATATTCAGAGCATTCTAGATTTTAATAAAGAGCGCAACATAGATGGGCATAACCGCAAATCTGATATGAGGCTTGCAGGATCGATACCTTTTGTTGTGATTGAAATGTGGATGAAAGAATGCGGTGCAAAAATAGGTAGCGAAGAGCTAAACGAATACATTAAGAAAAAACTGATGTCAGGTGAGTTTAGTAAACTGGTAGCTAACGGTTATTGATGGAATTGCCCAAGGTAAATATACTTACCGCTGGCACAATGATAGTAGCGATTGTCGGTACAATAAGTGGTGGCATATGGTATGCTTCTAGCCAAGCTTCTATTATTGAGGGTCTTAGTGCAGAAGTAGAAAGGTTGACTATTGAAAATAATGCAACTGATCGAACTAATTTAATTAGGGATGTAGAAGCAAATAGCGAACAAATAGATGAGATTATAGATTACATTGTAGAGGTTGAAGAGGAAGGTGGCGAAACGATTGATGAGATATACGAAGAAATCGACGCGCTACACGAAGAAACTGCTTCTATGGCTCAACATATGATGGCTATAATTAAGCTGCAAGCAAGAGTTGCAGTCTTAGAAAAGACAGTAGAGTTTACCCGTAAAGACGGGATGTAGATATGGATCCTATCAGCTTGCTCGCGTCCATCAAGGCTGGCATATCTGCAGGGAAAACCGTTGCTGGTTTAAGTAAACAAATCGGTCAATTTTTTGACGCAACAGATAATGCAAAAAAGAAACTACAAAAAAAAGGTATTACAACTAAAGACGCACGATCTGAGGCATTCGCAAGGTGGGAAACTGAATTAAAAAATGCCCAAGCGGAACAGGAGCTTAAGGATTGGATTTGTGATCCAACAAAAAGTGGATTAGGACCATCGCACTGGAATACTTTGTTAAAAATTAGAAGAGAAGTTTTAGCAGAAAAACGCGAAGCAGAGCGTCTAGCGAGGCGTGAGGCACAAGAAAGGGCTGACTTAGCACTTACCCTTACATCAATCGTTTTGCTTATCTTGGCCTCGTTCATTGGCTCTACGGCATGGCTGCACCATAAAGGTTGGATAAATATTTGGGATTATTGGCCGTGGTAGTTTATGTTTTAGTTTTTATTCAATTTGTGAATACAGATAATTTAAGGTTCTATCAAATAGCAACCTTTCCCGAAATGAGCCAATGCCAAGAAGAAAAAAAGAGAGCAAGCGTAATGAAAAATCACTCAAGTCAGGAACTTTTGTGTTTGGAGATAACAACCCAGTTGCCGTAGAGCGTGGCAAAAAATGGGCTGTTTACGATAAAAATGGTAAATTAATTATATTAGGTTATAATAGGCGCATATGTCAGGAGTATGCAGATGCCCAAACAAAAATACGACTTAAACGACAACGGAAAAATAGATCCCGAAGAACGTGAAATAATGCTAGAGGATCGGCGCAGAATTATGATTGACGCTGATGCCAAACGCGATGCGCAACGCAGAATGGCGTGGTTTAGTTTGACAGGTATGCTTTTGTTTCCGTTTGGCGTAGTATTTACTGAATGGATGGATCTACCTAGGGCATCAGAAATGTTAAGCAGTATGAGTAATATATATTATGTCAGTATTGCTGCTATAGTTGCGGCTTATTATGGTTTTACAAACATGGGTAAAAAAGAATGATAGATAAACTTATTGAACCTGTTAGTGGCCTTCTTGGAAAGGTGATACAGGACAAAGATCAAGCTGCAAAATTAGCGCATGAAATTGCAACCATGAGCGACAAACATGCGCAAGAACTAGCTATGGCTCAGTTAGAAATACTCAAAGCTGACGCAAAGGGAAATTGGTTTCAGGCTTCGTGGCGGCCACTGATTGGTTGGATATGTGGTATTTCTCTTGGCATAAATTATATGGTTGCGCCCATAGCTATGGGGTTCGGTGTAGTTATTCCACAAGCTGATATGTCAGTTATGATGCCTCTGCTTTTAGGAATGCTTGGAATTTCTGGAATGAGATCGTTCGATAAACTTAACAAAACGGATAGTAAAAAATGAGAGATATAGACGAAATAATAATTCACGCTACGGCAACAAACCCTAGTTGGATGGCAGACAAACCTGTTGATGATGTCGTTGCAGAAATACGCAGATGGCACGTTGAAGAGCGCAAGTGGTCTGACATAGGCTATCATGCCGTTATACATAGAGATGGCGCAGTAGGCTACGGACGCCCTGTAGAGCGCACAGGAGCGCACGTTGGGGGCCGAAACAAGACTACCATAGGGGTAAGCCTAGTTGGTGGTAGAGGTGGCATTGCTGATGGAGAATTTGCCGACAACTTTACACCAGAACAAGAATCATCCTTGCGCCAGCTTATAGAAGATTACAAAAAGAAGTTCCCAAGCATTACAAAAGTGTCTGGACATAATGAATATGCTTCTAAAGCCTGCCCATGTTTTTCTGTAAAAGCTTGGCTGTAATTACCAGGGCCTTATTTTAGGTTTGACTAATCTTGATGTGACCTCGCTAACATCACAATAACCTTCTTGAGCATTGATCTGATCGTAGAGCGTATTATTGTTAAGTAGTACGCTCCAACAATCTTCTTCATTAGGAAACCAAATGCTGACATACATAGTATGCTCAAGTACCTGATAGCCTAGCGTAAGCAGTGTCCAGTAATCCATGTTATGCCCTTCCGTTTATAACTGCTTCAAGTTGATCTATCAAACTTTGCCCATTTTGCATTTTCATTTGCCACTTCATACGGTGTTTTTTTTCTTGCTGCATTTGGTACTTGTCAATTTTTAGCCATTGTTTGCTGCTTTCTGTTAATCTTTTATTTCCAAGGTGTTGCAATCGTTTTAAATGTTTTTTTGCAAAGGCTTCTGCTTTTGGGCATTTTTTCTCAAGCATACCATCGTGTAAATAATATTTTGTTGTCGCTCCAAGTTTGTTGTATTTTTCAACAGCATCTTTAGTAGGCGCAAACGGTAAGTTAGTAACATCATTGTTTTTAGGTACTTTAAGATCGAGATCTGTTTCATTTTTTTTAAACGACATGCCTAGACCGCCTTGTTTGTTGAATAGCGGTGTCAAAACTTTTATTAATTCTGTTTCTCTTGCTCCTGCTTCTTCATCGTCAAAATGAACTTCTACCGCTAAATGCTTAACGTGTTTGAACCAATCTTTTTCAGAGTGTTGTTTGAAGCGCTCTTTAAGGCGTGCAGTTTTTCCAACATAAATAGGTATGAATTTGTCATTTTCTTTGTCTAAAAAAATGTAAACATATCGGCACGTAACGGTATATTCTTTTGTGTGCCAATCTTCAAAGTTTTTCATATCTTCAAAAGTAAAATGAAAAGTGTTGTTTTCTAATGATCTGACATACTGTCGAAAAGCATCTTCTCTTTGACAGTCAGTAAATTCATCTGGCCTCTTAGATATTTTTTGATAAGCCCAATGTGATCGCAAAGTGTTTTCTACTTCTAAGCTGTCTACAATAGGCATCTTATATTCCCACAATATCTTTATGACCGCACTTACCTTTTATTGGTTTTACCTCTTCTCTTGGCAATTTGTAGCGGTGAATAGTGTCTCTAACCGCTCTAACAGTTAGATTTAAAGCATTAGCAATTTGCTTGGCGTTTAAATTATAATGGATCAATATATTAATTGTTCGCACCCTGGGAGAAGCTTGTATACTTTTTTGCCTGCGATGTTTGTTAGCTTTTTCTTTTGCTTTCTCACTAAGATGATTTACCACTTTATTTACTTTTGTATGGTGGTTAAGTTTATCGTGTGAAGCTGTAAAATCTTTCATCCTCTGACCAATTTCTTGTTCAGTAGGCATACGGCCTAATTCTCTAGCCAACACTAAACGTTGATCTATCATATGTTTACTCCTTCTTTCCTCTTTCTACTTGTAAACTTTGTTAGTTCTTTTTGTGCTACCCAAAGATTAACCTGGACGTTTGGGTGGGCGTCAAGTCGATAGAGTTCATCGGACCATTTATCGACTTCACGTTTTAAAAATATATATTCTGCTTCCTCCGCTTTGTTTAATGATTTTCTTCCAAAAACTTCTTTGACGCAAGGTTTACGCATGGTGACGCAACCGTAGCAGTCACACTCTTCATCCATTAGAAACACTCTTTCGATAAATCATAAGAAGTATCATCAAAGTCTAATGGTGCTAAACAAATAGCTTCGTTGATTTCATCTTCAAAATGTTCCTCGACATGGGCTTTTAAACGTGGCGGCAAATCTTTGCCTTTCCAGGTTAAATCTATATTGTCTGGCACACGGTCACTGTCTACATCTGCATAAATGTCTATCTGTAGATCTTGACCTTTTACAGTAATAGTTATGTCTGTTGATACGTTGCTCATGTTATATCCTTTTTACCTTATACATTATATGTAGCATAGGTGATACAAGATTGCAAGAGGTAATTGCAAATAAAATTAAAAAAACATACATAAAGTTTATGAGCAGGATATTAAAAAAGGTTGAGATAGAAATATCTGGACAACCATTAGGTAAAGGCAGACCACGTTTTACTCGTAACGGTCACACCTATACACCACAGAAAACAAAAGATTACGAAAGTCGTATCCAAGCAGCAGCCTGGGCCAAGATGAAAGAAATGAAGCTAGAAGTAATTAGCAAATTCTGTCACCTAGAAATGATAGCGTTTATGGATATTCCTAAGTCATGGCCCAAAGTAAAGCGTTTAGAGGCCGAATATGGTGCAATATTGCCTGCGTCTAAGCCTGATGTCGATAACATACTTAAAGCTGCTATGGATGGGCTTCAGGGCGCTGTGTATCATACTGATGCGCAAGTAACTAGCGTCAACGCAAAAAAAGTGTTCTGTCACCCAGACAAAGGCCCAGTGCTTTACTTAGCTGTTTCTTGGACAGAGTAAGACCAATCAGAGCCATATGTCTCTTGCCATAACTTAGGTTCTTTGTGTATAGCAATCTTGGAGTTATCCCACAAACCTTGGTGGTGTCCTTCACAGAGGGGGATAGCTTCACCATCTGGCCTTTTACGAGTGCTATACCTGTCATGTATTGGGTGATGTGCTGTTGTCGGTGAGTTTTGTACTTCACCAAATTTTTGACACACGCAACATTTCATTTCTCTAATTTTATTTAAAAACTTTTTGTTCTTTTTTTTCTTAAATTTTTTTTGCCCCAACGGTGGTTTGTTAGCTAAATTACTCATAGTTTTACAAAACTTTTTATTGGTATTTTACACAATAATTCTGATATTTCTGGATTATCTCTACGGTTCCATTTTTTACCGCTTCTTGTGAGATCAAAATGTTGGTCAAGATTAACGTAACCAATTTGATCATCCCAAGCCACAACAAAAAAACACATTAACCCTGTTGCCCTGGTTAGTTCGTCTGCTCTAATTTTTTTAGTTAGTGATACAAAACAGTCAGAAAATTTTCCGTAAGGATGAGATCGACACCTAATTTCTACAAATGCTGAAATTTTGTTGTTTCTTTTTGCGATGTAATCAAACTTATCGTAATGACCTTGTTTAATCATTTCACACTTCCATCTGTAACCTAAATAGGCGCTGATCTCTTCTTCACTCTGCTCATCACCCTTTTTATATATGCCATCATACTCCGAGGACATCATAACCTACAGCTTCAGATAGTTTTTGCATAGATAGTTCAAAGTATTGATTAAATTCTTGTTGGCTCATATCGTCAAAAGAGATGCTGTCCATAATTCTCATGTGTGCGCTTGCTAATGAATTCCATCGCATTTTTACATAACCACAAGCCCACTTCAGTTCGCTATGCAAATGTTTTTCTGTAGGCCAGCGTCCAGTAGCTTTGCAAGTATTTCTAAGTATAGACCAATACATATTATGGTGAGGGTTTGATCGTTTGCCTGTTGGTTGCAAATTATAAGCTTGACCCTGTTTAGCATCTTCTAATTGTTCACCATCATATTGTGAGACAGGCAATAGTTGCCCATCTCTTACATAAACTTGTATTTTAGAATGGGATTTCGTCATTACCTAAATCATCCGCTACTGACTGTCCTTCAGCCATTCGATTTTGCAATCCTACCTGTCGATCTACTTTAATAAATTCGTCAGAAGTCATGTCACGTTCTTTAATTTCACCAGCGCCTAACTCAACTTTGTAAGCTTGTATTTTTAGGTAGGTTTTGTCGTTATAGACACTGGTTTTAAAATCACCATGTACTGTTACCTGTTTACCTTTTTTTAAGTATGGCGCGATGCCCTCACGATTAAAAGTTACATCAAAGTACGTTGTCGTTTGATTTTGTTTAGGGCCGTCGTTAACCGCAACAGAAAAGGTGACAAATCCCCCTCTCTCTGTCTCACGAAGCTCACCGTCTTTGGTAAGACGCCCGAATATTGTAATAACTTTCATAATGTTAACTCTACTTTTCTTTTGTTGTGCGCTTCGACAACAGCATTGTATTGAGGTTCTGTTATATCTGCGCTGTTCAATAAAATTTTATACCGCTTTTCATTAGCTATAAATTTGTCCATGTTGCAATCTTCATAAAATGTAATAGCAGCATCTACCCTAGCTTCTGTGTCTAGGTTCATTATTTTTTTTGGCATAGCTTCTTCTAATTCATCGGCTTCTGCCTGACTGTAAACGTGACCATGCAAACCAATTAGTTTGAGTATTACCCTATCTTTGGCACGTTTCTCTGCCATAGCGTAAGGGTAGTTGTTTTTGTTGTTGTAAGGTGTGGCTTCGCCAATAGACCATTCAGTGTTGTCACCCATATGACCAGTAACACACATGACAGCATGTTTTTTACCAGCGTCACTTTCAATCATCACTGGTGCATCAAATACAATATTATTTACGGCAGCAATTCTTTCACAAGCTTTATGTAATAAAACAGGTGTGCCATGAACATCCCATGTGGCTTCTTCTTGCGTCATATCTATTGTCTTCAATGTTTCTAATAATTTTTTTGGTAATGATTTAGACATTTCCTAACTCCCTTTGTAACATTTCATCATATGCGTTAGCATTGTTAATTCCGCTTTCTATTGCATCAATAATTTTTTTTGCATCGGATGGTTTAACGTCCGTATCAACTAATACTTTGTATACAGATGTTGTAATAAACAAATGAGAAACATGATTTATACGATGTAGTGATAATTTATCCATTTTTACCTCTTGTTTTATTTTGTATCTTGTAATATACACATCTGTATCTTATATGCAACCTATAAATGCAAAAAAAGGAAAAAAATGTTAGAACCTGATTTATTATCGCTAGACAAAATTCAGGACGCACTGAAGGATAAAAGCCCTGCACAAATTTGTAATGCTACTGGTTTGTCTCGTCATACAGTATATCGTGTGCGAGATGGGGCAATAGACAATGTAAATTATGAAACAGTGAAAGTGTTATCTGATTACTTTCTTGATAAAAAATGACCCACAAATTAATGTGGGCCAAAGTTTATTGAGGTAAAAAGGATCGTGCCACAGGCAGCAGCACGTTCACACAATGTCACAATAGCGTAAAGTTATTGGGACAGAAAGGGTAAAAATAATGTCACACTATATGACTGCACTTGCAATGAAACAGCAAGGATTAAGACCAGCTACAAAAGTAGTTTTATATTGGATTGCAGATCATCATAATTCAGAAACAGGCGATTGTTTTCCTAGCATAAGTAGATTGGCTACATTATGTGAGATGTCTAGGCGTTCAGTAGAGACACATATAACAGCATTAGAAGATCAAGGATTATTGAAAAGAATATCTCAATACAGAGATACAGGTGGCAAAACAGCTAATAGTTACTTACTAGAACTTACTGGAACTCTTGAGAACTTAGACGATACGCAAAATCTGCGTATGGGTAGCGAAAAATCTGCGCATGGGGATACGCAAAATCTGCGCATGAATAACCTTGTAAAAAGAAACCTTGGAAATAATAATGTAATAAAGATCAAAAGTACTTATGCAACTATAAATGAATTTGAGCGTTGGTGGGATAAATATCCAAGAAAGGTGGGAAAGTATAAAGCCGCCTCTTTGTTCAGTAAAATTAGACAAGAAGTAGAGCTAAATGTTTTACTTGACGCTACTGATAAATTTGCAGAAGCAATGAAAGATCAAGAAAAGAAATTTATACCTCACCCAACTACTTGGTTAAATGGTAGACGGTGGAATGATCGAATAGAAGGTTTACAAGAAAATGATATGAAAAAAGCATTAGAGGAATTAGGATTGAGTTATGAATAATCAAAGAAATGATGAACTAAAAAATAATACAATGAAACTGTTAGCTAGATTAAACGCTCCTAAAGCCGTTCAAGGCAATACAGATGCACTTAAAACAGAGGCACAGTTTCTTGTAGATAAAGTTATAAAGTTAGCTCCTACCAGGCAATACACAGAATGGTTTAGCGATTTTGAGGACACTTTGTTAGGTAACTTAGAAACTAGAACATGGCCTACAGCAAAACAAATAGGTCAGGCAGCAAAAGAAATTGCTCCTAAACGTCCAGAGTTTAGAGATGATACACAGCAAAAAGGTTATCAACCTGACGAGTTAAAAATTAATGCTAAAAGAATAAATGAAGGACAGGATGTAGGAGAAAATTATATTTTTGGCACAATGGCAAATCAAATGGTAAGATTGGGTTTGGTTACACAAGAACAGTTGCAACCGTATAGAGAATATCTTAACAATATGAAAAGAGGCTAAATTGTGATACAGGTTAGGCAAGGCTCTCTCGTGAACCCTCCCTACACAAGAGCCTCCCCCCATCGTAAGTTCGGAGCCTTATGGTGGGGGTTTCCTTTTCTTAGCAAATCAGTTAATTTACACTAAATATGGTAGTACCCTGTTAGGACGGACATATGAGTACAAAAGAAGAACATCGAACTAAAATAGAAGGATCAGGTAGAAAAAAAGGAACAGGTAACAAAGTTCCAAGGCTACTTAAAGATGCTATACTAGAGGCAGCAGATAGGGCTGGGCAGAATATTGTCTTAGCAAGATACGATGACCCAAGCAAAGCTGATCCTAGATTTGTAGAGGAAGCTAAAAAGGAAGGTATGGTGCATTACCTAGAACACCAAGCTATAGAAAATCCACAATCATTTATGTCACTAATGGGTAGAGTGCTTCCTATGCAGATAAGCGGTTCAGGCGCATCTGGTGAACACATGGTTAAGCTTACATGGAAGAAATAGAAATAAACTATAAACCTCGAAAAGAAGTTGAGGCATATCATAATCG